GACAAAGTTTCTGTTACCATGAGTTACATGGAGATAACCTAATGGCATATCTTGGCAACAACGTACCTGCTAACTTTCAAACACCACCCTCTGTCGTAAGATTTAACGGTGATGCTTCTGACACAACCTTTTCACTGGGCAGGACTATTGGTTCTGTACAAGAGATACTTGTAAGTGTAGACGGTGTTATTCAGGATAGCGCAGCGTACACTGTGCCAGACGGTTCTACACTGACATTCTCTGCTGCCCCATCTAGCGGCACAGGCAATATCTTTGTGTACTTCCTAGACTTGGCTGCAGGAACAGTTACACCTACGTCAGAGTTTAAGGGTAACTTTAAAAACGGCGGCATGTTCCGTACCAACTCACAAGCCCTAGACACAAACATAACAATTCTTGCTACAGAGAATGCAAATGTAACAGGACCGTTGACAGTCAATAGCGGTATTACCCTGACCATCAATGACGGGGGAAGGGTAGCAGTCGTATGAGTACAATCAAAGTAGATAATATTCAAGGAACAAGTGGTGCAGCTAATGCGTTAACTCTTAGTGGTGCAAATTCTACCATAAATGGAACTTTAAATGTAGATGGTGCAGTTACTCTTGATTCTACCCTTGCAGTTACGGGTGTTCATACCGTAGGCACTAATGCTGTAGCAACATCTGATGGCGGTGCTACTACTACAAATATAGTGCAAGGGTTAGCAAAAGCGTGGGCGCACGTTACTGGAACTGGCGATGTTGCTATAGACGACAGCTTAAACACTTCTGGTATAACAGATAGAGGAACAGGGGAATACACAGTTTCTTACAGCAACAATATGGGAAACACACATTATGCGTGTCCGTTTGGTGGTAAGAACCCCTCCGCTTCTTCTGAATTGGGCTGTCTTGGATTAGCCGAAAGTAGTGACCAATTAGCTACAGGGTCTATTCCTTTTAGAGTATTGTTTGGCAACGGTACTTTTGGAGACTACAACGAGTTAACTCTTGCAATTATAGGAGACTTAGCATGAGTACCCTCGTAGTAGATACACTCACTGGCAAGTCCACTGCCACGACACTCACCATCGGTTCTACACCCGTGGTCAGTGCATCGGCTAACTCGCTGACTATCCGTGGTGAGGGTAGCAATCAAATTAGTGTACAACAGGGTTTAACAAAGTTTTGGGTAAAATGGAATGGAACAGGAGTAGCAGCAGAAAGTGACAGCTTCAATTCCAGTGGATTAACAGATAACGGAACAGGCGACACAACATTTGGATTTACTA